TTAATGTTGCCGGTCTGGACACAAACGTGCCATAGCTCACGCAAATAACGCTCATGATGATAATAAATGTATTGCAAGGACTGCAAAGCTTCGGGCAAAACGCTGTCATCACAGTGCATGAGGGCAAAGAAATTCTTGGCTACATAATTTGGAGTGAAAGAACTTCCCTCTCCAACAGTAACACCAGCGAACTCTATGACTTCAGACACTGTGGACTTCACACGAAAGCCTAATCTGTGCATCAAAGTGCAATACACGTCCTGCAAATCGAAAACTGGCTGAGATGAATCATCTCCCATGAACACAGGCATGGGAAATTCAACACCCATAAGCTCAACCAAATAATGATGCAGAACCAATTGACAAAGAGAATTAACGACTATGGTCAAAAACATACCTGACTTGACAACTCCGCTAACGGGTTGCACAAGCAAAGTACCATCAGAAGTACGAAAAGAAGGCCTGTGAAACAAAGCTTCAAATCTCATCTGGTGCAAAACGTGCCAATCAGGGCTAGCCAAAACAGCCAAGGAAGTTATTAACTCCTCAACTGCCTCGAGCAACCAAGGCTGCACGGTCCAATCCCATGAAGACTTGTCGATGTTCAAATAGGGACCAGCACCCAGCTTGCGCTTTAGGAGAGTGGTCCCAGAATACATAGGGGACCACCCAACCATAACGGGAGTCTGGGCGTAGTGCCTAACTAAGGCATCCATAAAATCCTGATACAACATTCGGTCCACCAAGTATCAATGGCTGAAACTGCAGAAATTATGCGCAGTCTGCCCTCTGATATTTTTGATGGCTTATGTGGCTCAGGCTTAACAAAAACACGAATATCATCAAAAGATTCCGTTCCTGCCAGCAAATCATCAATCCGGTTAGAAACCATGGAATAGAACATCTCAAGGCGATCATGATCATATTTCAGACCGTCCCACCCAAGAGCTACTCCATAAGTGCTACCAAACTGTTTCAACTGGCAGTCGCCGACGGAAGACGAATTGTCAACATTACGCAATGCTAAATCAAAAACAGCACGGCGCTTTAAAGGGTCTCGGAAAGCTTCCTCCACTCCTCGGACACCAAGCGCTGCTGATCCCGGAACAAATCTTGAGCTGCGTAGGCTGTCTTTAGCTCTATCAACGACTCGTTGGAGCCAATCTTCATGTAGACAGCCATTGCGTCCTTCACTCTCTGATCCAGGTGACCTTTCAACTGTCCCAAAACTGGTGGCGACATTTGAAAGCGCTCTAGCATAAACTGCTTCCTTCTCTCCTCCCGCTGAGCCTTGGTCAGCAACACCTTGGGCTTGGCCGGAGCAGTCACTGATGGCTTCTGCGT